ATCGGTGGATATTGGACTCCCTACGCCCTTCCACACAGCGGTGTGTGTGAAATGGTGTCCAATTGCTATGGGTTTCTTAACTAGCCACGATGGATAATCTGAGATGCAACTCCATTGAATCACGAAGAGAGACACGCATTGCCACCTAATTGTGGGTGGGTACTACCGTCCTTCATCAATGGTTGGATGCAAAGCAGACGCCAAATAAAGCTAGCGCCTTTGGGAGCAACCTCCCCATAGCAGCCTCTCTCTAACTGCAACCTCTAAAGCGCCAGAGCTAGCGCTGCTGTTTTAAATGTCAGCTCATTGGCTAGGTGTTAACCGACCCAGCACGGCGTATCAGATTACATTAAATAATTGGTACCACCACGCTAATCGGGGGAAGTATTAGTACCATCTTTTCTAAGACGTGACACTACATCATTGAGTGTGTTGCGACCAACGTAGGCCTCAGCATCTGGCTAAGGTAAGCCACTGGACACCTGTGGTATCCATTCATATACAACCTCCAAACTAAAGCGCACTCCTAAGGTTGGTGGGAGATTCTCCCAAACGCAGAGCAATGCACTCTGTGAATCCTTAACAGTGGCGGGAGTGACTCCAGCTAAATCCTGGTAAATGCCATCTGCCTCTGATGGGTGCCAATTAATGCTCATGCTTCCAGAGGGTGTGCGGTTGTAATGTCCAACCAATGGGGCTACCTGGTCAGTGGTGACCGAGGTGCCCTGGTTGAGTGCTGAGCCCTTTACTCGAGCCAGGCCAATGAACCCAGAGCGATCAAGCTCGGGTCCTGTGTAAGCGACGCGCATTTGTGCTGCAACTACACGAAATGCAGCTGAGCTAATTATTAAGAACTGGCGTCCTGGACTGCGACTCAAACTACCAATGTCAGCGAGTGTCATTGGTGTGCTGGTATTTATAGCTGCCTCTCCAATGAGATCAATGAAGGGGGCAGAGAAGCCTAGGGCTCCGGGAGTCCACAATACCATTCCGCTTGTTTGGCCTGGTGCTTGCCCAAATGAAAAGATAGATTGGGCTCTTATTAGATAGCCACCACTAGAACCACTATAAAGTGGGCGACAAAGTGGGGCATTCCTTGGATCATTCAATAGACGTAAGTATGACTGTGCATGCTAATCCAAAGGTCGTTGGCTCATTTGATTTCCGCCTTGATTGCGGCGACGTCTTGTTTGCTGGGGGCGAGTCTGCCTCTTTGCTCCTCGCATCATGTTTGCTATCTGATACTATCTCCTAGCAAGTGTTTAATACAGTAAGTGTTGGATAAACTTACCCTGCGGGTCACTGGTAATGCCGTCCTCCAGAATAACAGTGCTATACCGTTGCTCGATGGCAACTTGAGTATCGGGAGACACACCGAAAGCTCGCCAGAAGGAAACGCGGGCTTCCGCCTAGATCTCACTACGTTGTTTTCCACCTAGTTCAATCATCCGATAGAACCCAGAATCAGCCATGTACCCCACATATTTCTTTTTGCCTTCTTCTCCAAGGCGTTCCAAAGTTTCGTAGAACGCTTGGTAAATGGGTACTCCGCTCGTCACACTCTGGCCACCTTGGCCAACGGAGTGCATCCAAGCTTTAAAGGCTGTGGGTTCTAGACAGGTCAAATCCTTAGCAATGGAGGTGGGATAATTTCTTACCATTGTGTAGTCATCACCTCCAAGGTGGATTGGTCGCATTTGGCAGAATTCTACGCTTTCTAGTTCATAGGCTGGTGGCTCTACTACCATATCAAATCCCATCCTTTCAAACCATTCAGGCAAATCATTTAGACTATGCCTGTGCTTTGCTTCAAGGAATAAGACTGCGTCGTCCCCGTTGTTGATGAAATCATACTCTATATTTTTGGAGTCCAGGTAGGTGATGATTAAAGAGCACATAAGAAGGCAATTGCCTAATGCTGTGTTCATGTCACCACTCATCCTGGACCCTATTTTGGAGTATTTAATGCATCCATCTTTACAACGAGCGAATCCTATGTTGTGAATCTGCCATTTAAGGGCCTGAGCTAGTTCTTCTGATTCGAATATCTTGTTATATATGGCATGCTCCCACTCCAAAGCTTGGGCGGAAACATGTTGGTCGAACCTGCTAGCATCTATCCCTATGCCGACCGGGTTGTTGAACTTGTGCCATTTGCTGGCAATTAGACGACCTGTCTCGTCTATAGTGAGACCTTTGGCCACTACTGTGGACCCGTGCATCTTGGCTAGGGCGCGATAAATTTTATGCTCTAGTGGTTTTAGATAACGACCCACGACAACGTTATAACGTGGGAGGCGAGGTTGAATTACTCGAGGAGCGGGGTCTGGTTTCTTGGTGAAGTTAATCTTCTCCGCCTTCAGAAAAGTTGATAGGTAACCATCTTTCCTAGTGAGAGGCTTCTCAATAAGAGAGTCAACAGCATTTTGGTATATCGTCCTCTTCCGTCCTGAGTACAACTTTGGAAAATCTTCCAAAGGACATCTGGATGAAAAGGGGATATACCGCAAGAGTCTACTGGTGATCTTTCCTAGGATACGATGGTACACTCCGTCCTCGGGTACTGCGACTGGCTCGAGTTCTCCGTTTCGCTCAACGTTGAATACTCTTTCCACTAAACCACGTCGCAGATTTGCTAGATTGTTATTGTGGACGCCAAACACTATATTGGGGCCTAGTCCACTGACTTTACCATACACTCTATAATTACGATGCCTGCCTGGAACGTATTGTTCCACTCCACCGGGGATTTCAGACCGCCTAATTGCAGTCGTAATCCCGTGGACAAGAACCAAGCGGCATTAATCGGACTTGGGTTTCAATGCAAACGCCTTGCGGCGATTGAATGGAAGCCAAGCCGGTAATGTCCTAAACCGCTTGATATAGTTGGTCTTGTCGTATTCCTCAACGCTTTCATTGAAGCCCTCAGTGCACTCAGCTCTAAATACCTCCATTTCATCTGGAGTGGGGAGCCAATAAAAGTGCACTGCCCATGTGAGGATGCCACAAAGGTGGTGTGGTGGAAGTTTGCGCTGTTTGGCCTCACGAAGCATGAAAGCGCGAACAACGCTCTCATTTACTTTGGTGGGCTCCAGCGCGCCAAACTCAGCTTTGGCTAAATGGCAAAGGCATTTGGCGACACGATGTTTGACGTGTCTCTGACGATTCCTACGAGGTCCTTCTTCAAGGTGATCAGGCATCACGTCCAATTGTCGCACTAGTGGTGCTGCAATGGTGCGTGTGTGGTCTGGTTGACCTTCCTCGTAGAATGGGTTGTTAACAGGTTCAATGGATTCTACCTCTGTGTTATCAACCTCTAGCATGGCCATTACATGCCTATGCTCGTCTAGAATGTTGGCAGTTCTCTATAATCTAACCTAGTTGCTATAGCGCACTGCAGCCTTGACACCCCAAAGTGTCAAGGAAACTGCAGCAATTGCGCAGCCGGCTATGGCTACATATTTGGCAGCCTTAGCCGGGACAGACAACCCAGTGCTGAGATCTGGGGTGGGTAAATCAGGTATTTGAG